CCCACTGCGTAGTGCCTAAAGCAGAAATGTGCACTCCGCGTCTGGCGTTAAATATGGCTACCAACTTACCATTTGAAGATGTGGTATCATTATTAGGTAACCAAATATGTACAGTAGAAAAGAACAATACGAGGTAATCAGTAAGGTAAGCGTCAGAGATGATGATACCAAACGTATCAATTGCCCGTTCTGTGGTGGTAAATATACTCTTACAATATCTAAGCGTGATGGTTCTTTAATATGGAATTGTTATAAAGCATCGTGTTCAGCATCTGGCGGTAAACGAGTTGGATATGGATTAGATGCAATCAAACGTAAATTCAATAACAATGAACCTAGTGGTATACGCAAACGTATATACCCCCTTCCAGAAGTAAACTCATCTATAGAGCACCACGAACACGTTATTAAATATATTGATGACAACAATTGTCGTAAGGCGTTTGATGACGGGGCAATCAAAATAACCTATGACCCCGCTAAAGATCGCGTTCTATTCTGGATGAATGATGATAAAGGTGCTGTAGGCCGTGCATTAACAACTGGCGTTAAACCTAAATGGTTGTCATATGGAGACACTCAAGGCGTGTTATCCATAGGTAACCAAGATACTGCAATCGTAGTAGAGGATGCCGCAAGTGCCTGTGCAGTATACGCCACTGGTAAGTACACTGGTGTGGCATTACTTGGTACAAATTTATCACCTGTACAACGCATTCAACTAAAACGTTATAAAAAATCTATTATTTGCCTTGACAAGGACGCTAATAAAAAGGCTATAAGGGTTTGCAAGGGTCTTAGTGGGTATGTAAATTCACAAGTGTGTTTTATTCAAGAGGATCTGAAGTACATGAAACCTAATAAGATAATGGAGAGGATCAATGAAATGCAGAGGACTCGTAGTAATTGACTACGATTGCCCAAAAGGGTTCATTGAGGCGGCAGAAGAGCAGAAAAAATTACAGGACGCCATAGATCAATTGTGTAGAGGAAATCCTAGAGTAATACACCACGAAGTTGATATTAGAGAGCGTAGAGGCGATGCAAAGCCCGACATAAAAAATATGAAGCTTCGGCTCAGTTAAAAAAATTTAAAAATTTATAAAAGCAAGCCCCGGTAACCCCGGGGTTTTTTTTTATCATAATTTTCTTGCTAGTACCCCCTACTAGGGCTATAATTAGTGTCGTTACGAGGCACTAGTAAGAGCAAAAAAATATGGAAACTAAAATTCTAAAGAGTTTGCTTGCTGTAGATTTTTTTACTGCAAACAAGAGCAGTTTAAGTCCGAAACTGTTTGAGGAAGAACTCAGAGATATCTACAACTGTATCGCTGAAGGGCACAAAAAATATGCACACGATCTTACGATTGATGATGTTGAAGCTATATGGATTAAGAACAACCCCGTAGCTACAAGACCAGAGAAAGAGGCGTTCTCAGACCTATTTAAGGTCATTCAAAAAGAAGAGCCACTATTAGAAGGTGTAGCACAAGACCTACTGAAAGAGCTTTGGAAAAGGCTAGTAGGTCATAAGATTGCTAATCTTGGTATTGAGCTTACTGAAGGCGTACCAGACGCAATGTCACGTTTGTCCACTCTAATGGACAATGCCCGAGAGGGGGTGATGCCAAACGATTTTGGCGACACAACCACTAAAGATATAGAAGAACTCCTGCGTATGACATCTGATGATGCTCGTTGGAAGTTCAACATCAACACACTATCCAGACACGTTTATGGCATCGGCCCATCCGAATTTGGAACCATCTTTGCGTTACCTGAAACAGGCAAATCAGCCTTCGCAATCTCTATCACTTGTGGCCCCGGTGGCTTCTGTGAACAGGGTGCGAAGGTTTTGTATTTAGGGAATGAGGAAGAGACACGCCGTACAATGTTACGGGCTATGCAAGCATGGGGTGGAATGACCCGTGAGGATATTGTGGCTGACCCCAAGTCCGCGACAAATCGCTTCCTAGCTATTCAAGACCGTCTGGACATGAAAGATATTCAAGAGTGGGATCTGCAAAAGATTGAAGCCTACATCGAACATATGAAGGCTGATGTCGTTATCATCGATCAAGGTGATAAAGTTCACATCAATGGAACCTTCTCAGCATCACACGAACGTTTACGAGAACTTTATAGATCTCTGCGTGAGTTAGCCAAGCGTCAGCAATGCGCTGTCATCACCGTATCCCAAGCTTCTAATGAAGCCCGTGGCCGTACCCGGTTGTCAGGTTTTGATATGGAAGGCTCCAAGATTGGTAAGATGGCCGAGCTAGATCTTTGTATTGGTATTGGCAAACACGAGGCGGGTGATGTTGATGACACTGACCCGGATAACACTCGTTATCTGACCGTATCTAAAAACAAATTATCTGGATGGCACGGAACCGTCATCTGCAACATTCAACCATCTATCTCTAGATATGTTGAATAACTGGATGAAGGTACGACTGACCAGACAAGATAGCCATACATCTGAAATAATGGGGGCAGACACTGTCGCTCTTTGTAAGATGCAGGGGTTCAATCCCAGACTAGAAAATGAACGACAGTCGAGAGAGGAAGCAAATGCTTTTGGTTATAAGGCTGAGTTTGCCGTAGCCAGACTGTTTAATGTTGATCCACCAGTAATAAACGTGTTGTCGGATGGCGGCGTAGATCTGTGGATGGAAGACACCCCTATCGATGTAAAATTCACAAACGAAGAATACGGCCCTTTGATTTTTGACACTATGCAAAAGTTTAGGGCTGAAATCGCAATCTTGGTTGGCCGTACCGAGGACGAGGATGTGATGTCAATTAACGGCTGGGTCACTCGCAAGGAGTTTAAAGCATCCGCTCGCAAGCATGACTTCGGTTATGGCGAGCGTTTGTTCATGGGCCACACAGAAATGAAACCAATAGAAACTTTGTGGCGGTTTTTAGCAGAAAAGAAATGGGGTGTTGAATGAGAATAATAGTATTTGATTTAGAAACAACTGTGCAACGGAGTGAGGGGGCAATTGATAACAGCCCCTTTAACCCGAAGAACAAGATGGTCAGCGCACACTGGCTTACAATTGAAGATGGAGTGATAGGAGAGGTTAACAGCCGGGTCTTTCATCATAACGAAATCGAAAAATCTGATTCACCAGATGATTTTATTCAGGCACTGAAGTCCGCCGATATTGGCGTGGCCCACAATGCAAAGTTCGATTTGTTATATTGTATGGAAGCTGGGTTACCTATTCCACCTGAGATGTACTGCACCATGATTGGTGAGTATATTTTCTCTCGGGCTCAACCATTATCTAAGTCGCTTAAAGCTACAGCCGAACGCAGGGATGTTACCCGTAAGAAATCAGAGTTGGTTGACGAATTATTCAAAAGCGGAACAGGCTTTGAGGCCATGCCTTTAGCTACCGTGATTGAGTACGCTGAAGCTGACGTTCTGTCCTGCGCTGAGATATATTTAGACCAGCAAAAAGATCTACTAAAAGGGTCAAACAAAGGTCTGTTGCCTGTATTCACACTGATGAACGAGATGATGATGTTCCTGTGTGAGATTGAGCGCAACGGTATCAAGATTGATATGGATGCTCTTAACGCGGTGGAGAAAGACTTTGTCGCTGAGAAGGAACAGATTGAAAAGACGCTGAGTGATATTGTCATTTCAGTGATGGGTGATACCCCAATCAATTTGAACAGCGGCATTGATATGACGAAAGTTGTGTACAGCCGCTACATCGTGGACAAGGAATACCACAAGCGCACATTTAATATTGGTTTAGGTGCTAACGGTAAACCTCTTTACCCGCCTCGTATGAGCCCATCGCAGTTTGCCAACACGGTTCGTAAATCTACTCGCAGAGTAATGAAAACTGTCGGGTATCATTGCGATACCTGTGAAGGTAAGGGGAAAATACAAAAATATAAAAAAGATGGTACCCCGTGGGTCAACCTTACAAAGTGCACATCCTGTGGCGGGCAAGGTTTTACCCTAACTGAAACAGGTCAGGTGGCGGGGTTAAAGCTTATCCCAGAGGGCCCTCAAGATGCGGCCATAAATGGTTTTAAGACTGATAAGCAAACCATTGAAAAGTTAATAATACAGGCGGAAAGTAAAGATAACCTTGACGCTATAACGTTCTTGAATGGTATCCGTAGGCTCAATGCTATCAACACATACTTAGATAGTTTTGTTACGGGGATTAAGACATACACTCGGCCAGATGGGATATTACACGCACAGTTTAATCAGACAACTACTCGTACTGGACGCCTGAGCTCTAGCAATCCTAACTTCCAGAACCAGCCACGCGGTGGTACGTTCCCTGTTAGACGTTGTGTTGTTTCCAGATTTGAAGGCGGCGGGGAAATCGCCGAATGTGACTTCTCCGGTCTTGAATTTAGAGTGGCTGGAGAACTGTCTAGGGATGCTCAAATTATTGAAGATATTCTTACAGGCAAGGATATCCATAAACAGACTGCATCAATTATTAATCAGGTTCCTGAATCAGAAATAACCAAAGATAAACGTCAATCGGCAAAGGCGTTCACGTTCGCGCCCCTTTATGGCGGTCTTGGTATGGGGCAACCCCCACACGTTCAGGCGTACTTCAAAGAATACTTTAATATTTATGAGGGTTTGAAGCGTTGGCATCAGACCTTGATGGATGGTGTTTTGAAAGACGGTCTTGTTCGGATTCCATCTGGACGGGAGTTCTACTTTCCAAACGCTAAACGATTGCGCGGTGGAAGAATAACCAATGCTACGGCCGTGGTTAACTACCCTGTGCAATCATTCGCGACAGCGGACATTGTTCCCTTGTCGTGTATTCGCGCTCTGCGTGAATTTAGAAGGCTTGAGCTCAAGTCGAAACTAATCCTGACAGTACATGACAGTATTGTTGTGGATGTGTTTCCGGGTGAGCGAGACAAAGTTGCTAAGGCTCTAAAATGGGCAATGAGCGAGGTGTCTGAAGAGCTTGAAGAAAGGTTCAATTATAAACCTGTGCTCCCTCTAGCGATAGAGATGGAAGTGGGGAAAAATTGGATGGATAAGACACTAGTTAATGTTGACTAGTGACACTAATAGATGTACATTATACATCTTATACAGGAGAAAAATATGGGCGAAGTAGCAGTCGTTGATAAAGCTGAAGAGCTAAAACTTGCCGCACTTTTGGGAGCTAACGATATCCCACAAAAGAGTGCAGAATACCTTCCACAGTTGAAGGTAAATTCCATGCGGAAAGATAAACAGGGCCGCAAAGTAGAGGAAGGTTTGTTCTACCTTAATGGTATGGATGAGCCTGTTTATGCTGAGAAGGTGCGGATTCGCGTACTGTCGCAATTGTTCCAGTGGATTCATTACGATCCAGAAGAGAACAAGGTAGCAAACAAAACTCTACTCATTCCGAATTTCCGCTGTGAGGCTCGTGATATGAAAGGCGGAGAGCGTTGTGGTAAACCACCTTCTAAAGTTCTACGCGAGATGCCGAAGGAAGAACAGAAGAAGTTTACTGACATTAAGTGTTTCCGTCAGTTGCGCGTATTAGTGTCTTACGAAGGTAAGGATGCTGATGGAAATTCCGTGACTGTCGAGAATGAACCTGCTATAATGTTACTCAAGGGATCGAACTTCTCACCTTTCGAGGATGAGTTTATTAAGGCAATCCCTAAAGGTTCAAACTTCTACGATTACTGGTGTGGTGTCAGTGCAGAAGAACTGCAAAACGGTTCTGTCACATATTATGTGATGCACTTCAAACCAGATATGAAGAAAACCCTTCCTATCGATCAACCAACATATGACACCATGACCCATATGGCTGGCTTGATTAAACGCGAGAATGATATGGTGGAGAAATCCTACCAGAAATCTATGCGCGAAGAGCAACTGGATGACGATGCAA